CTGCTATCGAATGGTCTTTCTTCCCTAATTGGAGTGACAATTTCTACATCATCAAGCGTGAAAGCCTGGACTTCAATCCGCTTACTGACTGGGTCAACGTGGCTTCATCTTAGCAGTTTTTTTGGCATGAAAAAGAAAGAGCAGTTTGTTGCCTTGGTTGTTCCTAAATACGGCCTCAGGCAGGAGTTTGGCATAGAGCATGCTGAGCGCCTGCTTGGCATGGGCCGAGAGCTTAACGGCGGATGGGAACTGCCTGGCGACAGCAATTATTTTTACGACGAAGAAAATGGGCTTAGAGTTAAATCAGATAAAGCAAATTCTGAAAAAGCCGACTAAACGTCAGGTCATTCAGAAAGCTGTGAATATGCAGCGCCGCCTCAGGTTTCACACTGAGACGAATATTGCTATATCTGATATTAATCAGCCTACAACTGTCTTTCTTCAGTGGGTGAGCACTCTTCTCCCAAAAGATAAATTCAATATATTCCTTCAGCTGTTTAAGTTTCCTTTGCCGACGCCAGCTGTAGTTGAGGACGTCTATAGAGAACTCGAGAGAGTTTTCTATAGCCGTAACTCATCTAGCTCATATCAGTTTACAGATTCTGAGCTTGCTGAAGATTGGGCTAATTATAAGAAGAATGTTCTTAATGAGCCTGAGATATGGAAGACCGTCGGCTGGAAGAGAATGCAAGTGTCGCCGAACAGTATTCTGATAGTCGATTTGCCGCAAGTTCAGAGCACATCACGCCCAGAGCCGTATTTTTATTGGCTTGAGATTGATGCGGTTATCGACTATCAGCTTTCTAGGCATAATAATGATGCTTTTGACTGGCTTATATTCAAACAGCCGTTACATAGAATTGCTGTATTTGATGATACTAGCATAAGAGTTTATCAGCTGAATGAAAAAGATGAGATTCAGTCACTAATCTCAGAGGCAAGCCACGATTTAGGATATTGCCCGGCTCGTTTCTTTTGGTCTACTCAGCTTAATGAGAGAAATAGAGAACTTAAGAAGAATCCGATAACCAAAGAGCTTTCAAATCTAGATTGGTATTTGTTTTTTGCTTTGTCAAAACAGCATCTTGACTTATATGCGCCATACCCTATATATAGTGCTTATGAGGCTGACTGTAATTTTGAGAATAACGAGACAGGCGATTACTGCGACGGAGGCTTTTTGCGCAATGCTAAAGGAGAGTATAAGATACTCAATGATGGCACAGTTGAGAGATGCCCGTGTTGTAGCCAAAAGCGTATAGCTGGCCCTGGCTCATTCCTTGAGGTTCCGGTGCCAAACCAGTCTGAGGGAATCGCAGATATGCGTAATCCTGTCCAGATTACTACTATTGACAAAGATTCACTTGACTATAACGTCGGTGAATGCGTAAGACTTAAAAATGAGATTATTGTCTCTGTCGTCGGCTCAGGCGGAACAGTAAGTGAGAAAGAGGCAATTAATGAAACACAAGTAACAGCGAATTTTGAAAGCAAAACATCTGTGCTCAATGCCTTGAAGACAAATTTTGAGTTGGCGCAGAAATTTGTTGAAGATACAGTCTGCAAACTCAGGTATGGAGATGCTTTTATCTCATCCTCTGTCAACTGGGGTACAGAGTTTTATGTTTTCACAGTTTCAGAATTATATTCTAAATATAAGCAGGCGAAGGAGAATGGTGCTTCTAACTCAGAACTTGACGCTATCTCGCAGCAAATCCTTGAAGTCGAGTACCGTAATAATCCTTTGGTGCTTCAGCGGATGCTAATTCTGAAACAGCTTGAGCCTTATCCACATAAGACGCAAGATGAAGTCCTTGAGCTGTTTGACAAAGGGCTGCTTGATGAAAAACTTGTAAAGCTTAAAATTAATTTCAGTGCCTTGGTAGATAGGTTTGAGCGTGAGAACATCAATATAATTGAGTTTGCTTCTAAAAAGCCGTTGAGAGAAAAAATAAATATCATAACAAATAAACTTTTAGATTATGTCACAGAAGATAAATCCAGAACAGCTCCAGAATTGCGGTCTTGAAGAGCTCAAAGCTTATAAGGCCGATATTCAGAAGCGTAAAACAGAGCTTGAAGCTTTGAAGGTAAAAGGTGGTAAAGCATGGACGCCAGAGTTGCAAGAAGAACTTGATAGCTTAGCTTTGCTTTTAGTAGATGTAGATGACGCTATTGAAGAAAAAGCTAAGGCTAAGACTTCTTATACGCCAGAATCAGGCACTGAGCAGATGGTGCACTTGTCGATTGTCCAGGGCCGTCGTTTCAATCCGCTTACTGGCAAAGAGGAATCAAAGGCATTCACTCAGCTTTTCACATTCGGGGAATGGCAGCTTTTCAAAAAGCATTATAAAAGTCTTGGCTTTACAGTTTTGACAGTTTTGCATGACCCTTATGGAGATGCCGCAGAAATTGTAACAGCAAAATAACAACTCAAAAGATTCAAAGCTATATGTTAACAATTGAAATGCTACAACAGAGCCCAGCTCTTGCGGGTCTTACAGCAGAGCAGTATGCTGCGATTGCTGAGATGTCAAGAAATGATGAGAACATCGTTATCGGAACTAAGATTGGTGCTCTGCACGGCCAGTATGATACTGATATTTTCAATGTCACTGGCCTTAAGAAGAAAGACGGCGAAAAAAGCTATGATTACGCGAAGCGTATACTTAGCGAGTATAAAGCAAAGGCTGACGCCACAAAAACTGTCAAAGACGAGCTTGATGCAGCTAAAGCACAGGTTACAGAGCTTCAGTCTAAACTTGAGAAAGGAGCCGCAGATGAGACTTTGCGTCAACAACTAAAAGATGCTAAAGCCCAGGTTACTCAGCTGCAAACACAGCTGCAGACAAAAGAGACAGAGTTTAGTGCTAAGAAAACAGAATTTGAGACCGCTCTCAGGAATACACATGTAGACTATGCTTTCCAAGCTGCTACAGCAGGTCTTAAGTTTAAGGCGGGCATTACAGAGCCTATTCAGAAGACGCTGCTTAATGCTGCTAAAGCTGAAGTTTTGGCGAAAGGCACACCAGATTTTGTTGATGATGGCCAAGGAGGCAAAAAGCTTGTTATCCGCGGAACAGACGGCAATATTCTGAATAATCCTAAGAACAACCTCAACCCGTATACGCTCCAAGAGCTTGTTATGGAGACATCTCTTAAGGATGTGGTAGAAACAGGCAGAAAGCAGGAAGGAGGCGGGACAGGAAGCTTTGGCTCAGGTTCTGGTGGGACAGGCGGAACACTTGATTTGTCAAATGTGAAGAATCAAGTTGAAGCCGATAAAGCCATTGAAGCGCATCTGCTCGCGTCCGGATTGACTCGCGATTCGCAAGAATTCTCTGAGCAATCTTTGCAGTTGAGAACTGAAAATAAAGTGGCAGATTTGCCTATACGATAAGAAAAAAGTGCTACGAGGCGTAAAAGGGTAATGCACCATAGTAGTAAAAAATGTTAAACATTAAAATCATAAAATTATGAGTTTAGTTCAAACACGTATTCAAAACATTCGCGCGAACTCAAGGCTTGATAGGTTTGAGTACCGCCCCAGTAGATACGGCGCACTGAACGCTTTCATGGTGCAGTCTGAAGACCCTACTGGAATCCTTACTGAGGAATTGAAGCAGAAAGCAAGAATCTCAATTGGCAATACGCTGGAGACGCCAGTAATTGACTATGATGCTGACATCGCAATCGGAAATACCCGTGACTTGGTGATTGCTGACAGTGAAAACACTTCTAAGATGTATCAGATTACATTCGCTACATATGCGTGGGGCTTCACAATCACTCCAGCTATGTATATGAATAATGAAATCAGCATCCAGAAGGACTTTGAGACTAAGATGATGAAGTATATCTACAAGTTCGCGCAGAAGCTTGATGAAGCAGCTCTCACAGCTCTTGCCGCGGCTAAGACACAAGTCATTAAGAATAGTCTTCTCTATGACAAGACTGGCAATGCCATTAATGCCAAGTGGTCTGAGCGCGAGAACGTGTTTGGCGACCTTGAGGTGATGATGGGGGCCAATGATTTCTTTGGTCAGTTGCACATTGTCGGTGACCCAGGCGTTGAGTCAGTTATGCGCAAGCTTGCACAGCACGGACTCTACAATGATGAGAACAAGCAGAATGAGTTTGGCACTAAGATTGTTCACTTTACGAATAATATCGCCGCGGCTGCTGGCAAATATGCCCAGGGATATGCGATTAATGCTGGCGCGCTTGGCATGCTAACCCGCTTTGAGCGCGATTGCTTGCTTGGCACAATTTCTGGTGATGGCCATGAGTGGGGTATCGCTACATTGCCATTGCTGAATATGCCTGTAGGTACATACTTCTATGATTCTGTAGGTGACTACAATGCTATCGCTGGAGCTGCTACGGCAGATATGACCCGCACCCGCAAGGAGCACTATGGATTTGCTGTTGACGTGGCATTCCTTACTGCTTATAATAGTGATAAGGCTGCTTTGCCAAGTCCTATTCTTGCGTTCAACATCTCTAGTGAGAATGCTGTTTATGCTAAGCCTGTTGTCGTGGTTAATTCAGAGACAAGCCCTGTTAATACCAAGGCAGTGCAGTAATAGCGCAGAGAAAGAAATTCTTTGAGTTGTTATAGCTTTGAAGAGGCAGGAGGAGAACTATAGCTGAAAACAGCCTTAGTTGCTCCTCTTGTTTTTTTTATTAAAAGATTCAGAAATATGGTCAGAACTAACGATATACAGGATAAGCTGCTTCATCTAGTAGGATGTGAGCAAAGCTATGATACGACAGACTTAAAAATATCTGATACTTTGACTTTAAGTGAGAGCGGCATATATTTTCAGCAGATTCATCCTTTGCTTACTCTGCAAAATATGGCATGCGTTGCTCCAGATTTCAAGAATGTGACTTTTCCTAAGTATAGCACTCAAAAGTTATATTCTAAAGGCAATATTGTAGAGTACAATGGCCTTTTATACAAGGCCTTACAGCCTTCAACTGGAAAGCAGCCAGATATTGAATCTGAATACTGGGTAGAAACTAATCCATTTTCTGAATGGCTTGAAGGTAAGACAAAAGCAAGTATTCAAAAAGCTATCACAAGATATTGTAACGAAAAAATCACT